AGTCTGGTGTGATGGCATCATATTCAGCCTGTGTAAGCTGTACAATATGGTGGATGTCTGGGCTGGTTATCACCCTTTCTCCACTGGCATTTATATAACCGCCAACCTCAATATTTTGGCCGTCATAAGTTAATGTGCCATTACCCGTTAAAATTCCTTCATCACCAAAGAAAGCAATCCCACTAACAACACCTGTTGGGTCAGAAGGTTCCGCCAATACCGCTAAAGGAAACCGTCTCACCAGCATATATATTTTCTGAATTAACACCATCACTAACTGTCCAGTGACCGTACAACAATCCAGATACAGTATCAACATCAATATTTAATTGTGATATATCACTATCATTATCTGTTATTTGTGATTGTAGATTACCACTTGTAGTACCAATTAAAGTAGTTAGAGTGTTGGCTACGTTTGCGTCATCGTTAAGGGCGGCGGCTATCTCGTTAAGAGTATCAAGAGTGCTTGGCGCCCCATCTACAATCATAGCGTAAACGTCACCACTGATACTTGACAAGTCTACATCAAAACTTCCACCAGCATTATTTGTATAAGTAAGTGTACCAGCAGAATAAGCTAAACTAACACCACTAGTATCAAAAGTGGATAGACTAGATAAATCAGCTGTGAAGTTACCGCCATAACTATTATTATATGTAAGTATATTACTAGTAAAGTCAAAACTCTCACCACTAGGAGTTAGCAGTCCAGATACAGTTCCAATATCTGATGTGTTTTGATTAATAGAATCGCGAAGCGCACCAGAAGCGGTTGCTAGATCCGTGTTTGTTTGATTGATGCTGTCACGCAAAGCTCCAGAAGCAGTCGTGATATCAGCGACATTTTGGTTGATACCATCTCTAAGAGCGCCAGAGGCAGTTGTAAGATCAGAATCTAACTCATTGATACTGTCTCGCAAAGCGCCAGATGCCGTCGTGAGATCAGAATCTAATTCATTAATACTGTCACGCAAAGCACCCGAAGCTGTTACTATGTCCGCAATATTCTGGTCTATCAGACCACCGCTAGCTCCGGGAAGAAAATCCGCGTCACCAATAAGTCCAGATACTATAGCTATATTACTTTCATTAATATCTATTTGTACCTGTAGATTTCCACTTGTTTGATCTATGTAACTTTCCGCCCAGCCACTAACAGCGGTCGCTGTGTGATCTAGCCCGTCTATATAATCTTGGAAATAACCACTCTGAGTTGCTATATCTGCGGCGTTTTGATCTATAAAGGCGCCGCTAGCAAATGGTAGTGCGGCAGTTGTTTGAATAGTTGTATCAGCAAATCTAATAGCATGGAATCTGCCGCTCGGAGCAATAATGTCACCGATTGTTTCAAAGTCACCATCACTATTTATACTAGCTATTTCATCTGTAGAAATATTCCAAGTTTGTAGATCGGCTGTATGACCAACACTAGCTTCTACATCTAAAACATTACTAGATATAGTGGTATTTTTTATAGTGGTGTTTTGAGTGGTATCAATGTCAAGTGTGCTAACATATATGGAACCACCATCTTTTGTCAGGTCTAATATTCTTTGATATCTGTGGTCTACCTTTAGACCTTCGTTAGTTTGATCACCAATACTTAATATAGAATACGCATTACCTTTTAGTTCGATAAACCCGTCATTTGCACTAATATATCCATAATACGGTTTTATAATGTCTGAACTAGAAGTTTTTAGACCAATTGTCCAAGTTGGATCTGCACCCTCGTCGATATGAAATGCAGTTACTCTGTTTGTAAAGTTAGTAGAATAAGCCTGCCAATAATCGCCAGTGTCAGATCTTTTAAATGTAAACGGTGTCGGGAAAACTACGGCGTCATCTTCATCTTTGTAAACAAGTTTATCCGCAGGGACAACAGAGAATACAATGCTAACACCGGCGGTGTTAATTAAATTATCATTATTGGAGCTTTCAAATACTGTATCTCTACTTATGCTATTATCGCTAGCGCGGTAAGTACCTTGACCTATTTCAAATTGATCGAAACTCTGAATACAATAATAAGTTAAATTGCCGTCGCCAATGGCTTCAGCAAAAGTTTGGAACCCACCAAACGTAGCGCCACTAAGGGAAATTCTTCCAGTTCCCGTAGTGATTGTTGATTCTTTTACTCTATCTGCTATTATTAAAGCCATATTATGTTCCGTTATTATTTAAAATAAGTGTTGCATATATTTATATTATACACTATATTATTAAAAATTATTATGATGGGCCTAGTGGGTCTGGGGTTGGTCCAGATGGACCAGAAGTTGGGCTAGAAGTTGTTGGTTCACCCGTCGTTGTGGTTGTAGTTGGGGGACATTCTACATCAATATTAATTATACTACAGTCACAACAACTATAATCTATGGTTAAGCAATGACTTCCAAACTGTCCGGGGTCGTAATTTGGTTGAGTGCATGAACAACTGTCACAATATTCAGGACATATGGCAGGCCATCCAAATCCTGTTGCTATACAATCAGCATCTACTCCATCAACAGTCGGTGAACTAATTTTTACCCAACTAGAACCATTCCATTCGTATGAGCATCTCTTAAAGTATGGACAGGGTGTCGTAGATGTTGTTGGACCGCCCGTTGTAGTGGTTGTTGGACCGCCCGTCGTGGTGGTTGTTGGACCGCCCGTTGTAGTGGTTGTTGTTGATGGAGGGCAAGTTTCACAATCGCTATCAATCCTATCTGAAGCGCAGGCCGGTCTGATATTACCTCGACTCATTTTTAGTCTGGCTCCAAACGAAGCCCTCGACGAAGTTGAGAAAACAATTTGATAACAACCATATTCTGGAATTATTGCGATGTCTGAAAAGCAGCATGACGCTGATCCACCACCATACTCTGGTCCGTCACCACAATCAATGCAAGGACATCCCGCCGCAGCGCAGTTAAAAAACCTCCCGTGGATAAGCTCGCCGGTAGATAAATTGCGAATTTCTACTCTAGCAATACTTGCTTCAATTCCATTAAGCACTAATTGAAAGTAAAATGCACCTTCGCTAAGATTAACATTAGCATACACAGCACCTCCAGACGAATCTCCATCATAAGGTAAACAGCTTTTATTTACGTCAAAATTAGATCCAAATCTAGGTCCATCTCTCCATATAAGCCAGCTACCATTGTGTTCTTCGGCGATCTCCCAGATATCTTCTTGATCATTACTGATGAAATTATCACAATTAGGAGGTGGACAAAGGTCAAAGCCGGGTTGGGAATTTCCACAAGCAAACGGTAGCCAATAACCGCCTATATTTTCACACTGCTCTTGAGTTAAATTATCTAAACAAGATGTACCAGCAGCTCCGCCCAAACAAACATGGCAAGAATATTCGGGTGGAGGAGTTGTCGGGGGTATAATTGTAGTGGTAGTCGGAAAAACTGTAGTTATACCACAACAATTACATATAGGCGGTCTTCCCATTATTATTTACCGTATATTTGTTTAGCTTCTTCTACAAAGGAATTATATTCTTTTTCATCAAATTTTGCACGTTCAACAAACTCTTGGTGAATCGGCTTTAGGTCTAATCCTAGTTCAACAAATTCTAATATATAATTTCTGACTTTATTTTTAACAGTTAGTTCATATTTTACACCGTCAGGTCTTCCAAATCTGTGTAACCATTTTAAAAATGGTAAACATATCGCCCTTCTTCCATTTTTTCTGTACTTTTCATGTATGTAACATTCTTCTCCACCGAAACCTCTGCTATGCTCGTTAAATCCTAACCAATGTTCTTTTGCCGTAAAAAATAATCCAAGCCCCTGAGAAAATATTTCAAATGGTTCTTCGTCTTTACCGTAACCTATAGGTTTTGCTCCAAACTGGTCTAAAATAGGTTCGTGTCTTGGGTAGGGTAAATTTTCCGGCAATTTACTATAACAATAATTACATTCTTTAATTGGGGCTTGATTAACAAGATCAACAAATTGACAATGGTTATCTACATGGTGTATAGAAAAGTTTGTTTTTTTGCATTTGCAAGTCCAAGCCATTCCCCATCGACCCCACATTTGACCTCCCCACTCATCGTTAAAATGCGTAGTTATGTTTGTTAGGTTGTCATATACTAACGGGCCTTGATATAGGTTTTTTGTATCTGGGTATTCATCAATAAAGTTAAATAATTTATCTAAGGTCTCAACGACAGGACATAGGAATACATGGCAATCCATAACAAGAACAAATTCAGTATTAGCTTCTTCTATTATTCTATTTCTAGTTAAAGAAGTTCCATAGGATTCTGACAGGTCGATTACTCTTAATTTATCACCAAGTCCTGTAGATTGCTTTAGATGTTTTACCGATTTTGCGTGTTCGTTATCCTTAGCATTTTCTATAATTACAAACTCAAGCCTATCTAATAGATCTTTCCTGTCGTTAAATTTTAATTCCTTTAAAATATCCTGAATACTAAAGTATACACCATGAAAGTCTGTATGGTGAGCCATTCCAATAGTTATTTTCTTCATTAATTTCCTTTCCTAAAAATAATTTTCCTTGTTTAGTTAATTTAAATAATTAAGGACCAGCCGTTGGGTTAGAGGTAGTTCCTCCTGAGTTTGGATCTGAAGTAGGAGTTGGTGGTTCGGCGGTTGTGGGCGCGGCAGTCGTTGTTGTTGGTTCACCAGTTGTAGTTGTCGTGGTTGGTCGTGGACAATCTTCACAAGGTTGATTAAAACCTTCAAGCATTGTATATTCACGGCCATTTGCATAGTTTATTATAGTCGATTCATGTATTCCAGCAGCAAATTTTTTACATTCATCAAAAATGCCATTATCATAAAAACAAAATGTCTCAGTAAGAACTGACTTATTGTGGAAAGCTATTTCGTTAGCAAAATAAATATGATTATTGCTGATCTCCATATGATAAACTGGAGTGTTATAATCACCGCTGATTGTTTCTAATTTATCTATCGTCACCCATCCATCGTGAGTATATATATTATCTCCAATTTTTAGATTACCTGCAAATTCAGGTATGGTATATAAAGATCTTGAAAATTCTGCATCTATTGATTTAAACCCTTCATGAGTCAAAACTGGATGATCGTGAGTAAAGTAGAAATCTGAATCATTGATAGACACCAGTTTTCTTTCTCCAAGATAATGTTTTTCAACAGCTTCTACAGTATTAAATCCTGAAAGTGTTTTTAATTTATCTCCAACAACAATTTCTTCAACATTCTTATATTCACCATTAGGCATTGAAATTTTAGTACCCGCAACGTGGCACGAAATACATTTATCTATTTCTGAAACAATGTAAGAAACACCTGAAACAAGACCTGTCTCAGAGACCATTGTAAATACACCGCTACCTAAATATTGACCTTGGATGTCTGGACCGCCCGGATATTTTTCTCCACTTGCAATCAAGATTGGATTTATGAAGTTTCCAGAAGTATTGGGGTTGGTAACACTAATAATTCTATCTACAGCGCTACCAAATAAATTTGTTGCAATTCCGCCATCGGTAGTTCCGTAAAACTTATGGGCATCTGGAACGCAAATTTTATTAGACCCACCTTCGTAGTAAGGGTCAATATATATACCGATAATATCATCTTCGTTTTGTCTTTCTGAGTTTTGCGTTAATTTAACGCCGCTCTCTGTAGAAAATCTAGATTCACAGTTTAATTTATGTAAAACATAATTTAAATTTTCAACGTCAGCACAAGAAGACCCGTCCAATTGCTCTTCCGTATGATTACCTCTTAGCCAGATCAACCCATTCCTTTTCTGGAAATCAAAAACAGCTTGATTAAAGGTAGCGTTATCAAAAAGTCCGCTAAGGCCGGTCATAGGTCCGCATCTATCATGATACCCAAGGACAAGTACACCAGAAGCCGTATCTAAATCTCCATTAATAGCATTTGTAGGCCAATTAGGAATTAATTCATTATTTACAAAGTCAACAAAATCTCCACTAGATATAGCCCTAAAGTTGTTAGTAGGAGGATTGAAAGCAGCAGCGGGAATAACTTGAGAGTCAGTTTCTATACCCATAAACCCACTACCCCAAGGACATGTGAATACTGATGGGTCAAGCGGGTTGTAGCATGTTCCGCTTTCTACGCAGTTCAAAGCTTCTTCCCAAGGGGATGGACAGTCTATTTTTTCGCAAGCGTAAGTTAGATAATTCTGACTAATGGTAATATCGGTAACGACATTATAGAAATCCATCGTAGGTAGATTTGAATCACCGCTAGCGCTAGATATTAACACGCTCTTAATGCCAGAATCTAATACATCTTGAATACTAGAGTCTATTTCTGGCGTCATGTCGCAAGAAGCTACAAATTGAGGGTCTTCGGTCGTAGTTGTTGGACCGCTAGTAGTTGTAGTTGTTGGACCGCTAGTAGTTGTAGTTGTTGGGGGAGATGTTGGATTAACTATCGGATTAACTATTGGAGATGAAGTGTCGGTAGTGCAGCTTACCCAAATAGGTCTCCATTCTTCGCCGTGTCTAAGCGCTTGTCCGTATGTCCCGTCAGTTATGGACAAATTTACATCTCTGTTAATTACATAAAAGGCATCGCCACTATGACAAGAACCCTCGCATGTGTGGTATTCTCTAAATAAACCTGAAGTGGGTGAGCAAAATGCACTTGGTGCAGATATATCTTCTTCAAAGAAACCTTCTTTATATCTGACCCCAGAACCTGAGCCGCATATTGTTTCACCACCAACTGTTAAATTGCCGTCTATATTTACATCTCTAAAGAAACCGTCCCATCTTAAATTAGGATTACCTAAAGATAAACCTTCAAAGCATGGTATAATATTTCCATTTGATTTGACGTTGTTGGGGTCTGGGAATATTAACATCCCGTTAACAGATCTCCAAGCCCTATTTACATTTCCTAAATCAGAAACTCTACTGGTTGTTGGAGACACATCTCCAGACACCTGAAGTGTTCCATAGTTATGAATTTCATTTGTACCAACTGCTAATTTAAGCTCTTGTAAATCACCTCTTAAAAGGGGCGTTCCAGATCCGTCTAAACAATCTGTATCAGAAGCTTCTGGGTGCGAACCTAAGAAAAACTGATAATCTGTGTTGGTGTTAATATAGTATCCGGCACCATGACCAATTGCTATATTGTAATTACCTTTTCTATTATTGTATAATGTTTTGCAACCAACAGAAACGTTTCCGTTACCTTGGATATTAGAGGCGCTTGAAGAGTACCCGACAGCAGTGTTGCAGTCACCATCTAAATTGCAAGATAGTGAATAAGAGCCTAAAGCAGTATTCCTGTCACCAAAAACATTTCCCTGCAAGGAAGCGTATCCGAACGCGCTATTATCTTCGCCGTCCTCGTATGGTAAATGAGTTTTAGTTAATGATTGTTCACCAACACTTGTTTGTCTTAATTCAACACTTTTTATATTTTGAGAAATAAGAGTATGACTTTCTAAAGTCTTTTGTGTTGAATCAACTAAATCAGTAAATGCATCTCGAATATCTTTTGGGGATATCTGCTGAGTTATATTATCTGGAAAATAATAATTCAGACGTTGTAAAAACTGATTTTCTGAATACTCTGCCATTTTAAAACCTTAGTTAAATTTAATTTGAAGGTTTGTTACGTCGAATTTTACTGAGTCGCCTTTATATACAATTCTAGGATTATCAAGAGTAGAGTGCATTAGTAGGTTTCCGCCACCATAAGTTGAATCATCAACAATAGCTATACCTGAAACATAACCCCAATCAATAAGCGCTGTCTCAAAAACAATTGAGCCAGAGTTTTTGATAAGACCGCTACCAGCGTCATGATCGGCTTGAGTGTACATCCACTTTGCGTCACCACTAACAAGAGGGTCTCCAAGAGTAATTCTAGCGTAGCCAGTACCACTACCGTTTACAGATTGTGGAAGTTCTGGAATTGTAGATCCAGTATTAGAATCTAAAGGGGAACCACTACATAAAGCTATAGCAACTTCAGTAGGTTTTGGAAAAGACTGCGATCTAAATATATGATGTAATAAACCAGACTCCAGATAGTCCGACAAAGCATTGCTCATTTTAAACTCCTATTTCCTAAAATATATAGAACATTTGTTTATTATACACGAAAAAAGGGTTTCCCCTGAAAAGAAGAAACCCTTAAAACGATTGTCTATAGACTGAAGCTAATTAGAAGGAGCCGAGAAGAATTCTTCTGTTATCCAAAACGCCAAAGCCTAGTTCTGCGGTTCCGTAGTAACCAGCTCTCTGTTGTCTGTGAAGAGTAGGATCTTCAAAGACCTGAAGCTGCTGGCGGATTGGCATTACGAAGCTGTCCTTAGCGGACTGATCCAAGCCAACTACCAATTCAGCATCACTGTTTGGACCGTATTGACCGCTAAGTGAATTAGCGTAGAAGTCTTGGTACTCTTGACCTTCTCCAAGCTCATCAAGATCGTGAAGGTTTACACCGAAGATACTGGTGATTGGAGCGCCATTTTCTGGAGCGTTGTAGATCTGAGTCCTGATAACGTCAGAAACTTGATCTAGACCCCAGTTACGCACGTCTTCGAGAGCTTCTGGTGAAACGTAAAGGTCAGTCATGCGACCACGATTTGCACTTCCGCTATTACCACCAGCATTTCTACGGGTGATGAGTTGCATGAGGCTAACAAGTCTCTTGGTGAAGGTGCCTGCGGTTGCATCGCCATCATAAACAACGATGTTGCGATCAACACCAGCAGCAAGAAGAGTGTGCCATCCGTCATCATTCATTTTCTTGACGAAGCCAGCTTCCATAACTTGCATGGCGCGACCAACAATATCCCAACGAGCTTCACGGGCGTATCTTAGAAGATAGTCGATGCTGGAAGTGATTCCGTAGGTTGGAATCATGACGTAATCGCTTTCGACTGATCTTTCAGGAATACGACCGTGACCGGGATTGGTGTACGCTACGTGTTCACCTTCAAGTCCGGGACTGATAAGGTCAAGCGGATATTCCGTTGAAGAACCAGCTTCTACAGGAATGTTCTCGAAGATGTTTCCGAGAATGTTACCAACCAAAACCGCTTTGCGAAGTGGTGTTTCAAGAGCTTTTGCGAACTCTCTTTGAGCTGCATAAGCTTGTTCTTGACTGTTGCTACCAGTATCACGAAGAATTTGAATAAATTCGTCGCTAGGTCTTTCGATATTTGACATTGTATTTATCTCCTTTTATATTTTATTAACCAAGGCTTGGAAGATTGATGTAAACTTTTGCGTATCCATCAGCGTCTTGTTGAGACATAAAACGTCCAACAGCTTGACCGCTAGTAGAAACATTTGTTAGGTTTCCAGCGGTAGCAGATGCATAAGCAACTTGACCCGGAACGATAGTAACAGCGTCGATGTTGTCGGTTACAACCCAGCCACGAGTCAAAACAGTGACTTTACCACCTTTTTGAACTTCATCTTTATATTGATTAAGGTGAGTTCTGGTAAGGTCTTTGTTTACAACGTCATTCAAAAGAATACCGACAGGAACAGTACTGGTAGTAGCTGCTGCGTACTTAACTTTGTTTCCGCCTTGGTCCATAGCTGCGCCGGAAGCAACAGCTGCGTCGATAAGAACAACGCCACCACGGGTGGCAGTGTCTTCATTGTAGAAAAAACTGATGTCAGTTGATTCTTCGTATCTATCTGCTTTAAGAGCCATAGTATTTATCTCCTATGAAATTAAAATTAGTTATTTTTAAGAACGGTTTCTACCCAGCTAGCAACACTGGCGCGAGCTGATTCTACTTCATTTTCTTCAGCGACTTCAACAAGAGTAGCCTCAGAAGTTTCTACATCCTCAAGAAGTTCTGGAGTTACTTCAGCTTCAGCTTCTTCTTCGTCGGCTTTAGCTTCTTTTTCCTTCTTTTTCTTTTCAATAGCTTCCTTGAGTTCTGGAGGCATACCAGCTTCTGCTTCTTTCTCTTTCTTGTCGCCGTACTTGTCAGCCTTCGGTTTTTTTCCGTACATAGCAACAATAACGTCAAATGCTTCGTCGTTAAGAGCATCGAAAGCGGCGAGAGTTGCCTCTACGTCTTCTTGCTCAAAACCAGCTTCGACAAGGGCAGCCATTCTTTTCTGCATTTTTTCTTTCTTCTTCATCTCTTCCATATGCTCTTTAGCAGATGTAAGTTCGTCTTGAGATTTAGCAAGAGCGTCTTCGAGTTCAGCAACGCGAGCTTGAGTGCTTTTGATGCTTTCTTCGAGTTCAGCAATACTTGCGTCTTTCTCTTGAATAGTTCCTTCAAAAGCTTCGACCTTTGATGCAAATTCTTTATCTTTTGCTTCTTCGATTTGAGCTTTAATTGCTTCGTTTTCAGCCTTAGCTTCTGAAAGCTGGGTCTGAACTTCAGCCAACTGCTTTTCTAGCAAGTTATCTGACATATTAAGTTCTCCTATATTGAGATTAGAATTATCATCTAAATTAAATGCAACTGATTTTAAAATAACACTTCTTGGGTTAGCTGGTTTAGAAACCAAACCTTTACCTGAAAATGAAATGTTTTTTAATGCACGACCAAGTTTATATCCATCATACTCTCCACTACCGCCATATGCTCGTAAGTGCTTAGTCAAAAATGCTGACTCTTCATCTCTAGCTAATATCTTATGTTCATCATTAGGATTAGTTAAAGCATAATCGAAACCAGCAAATAAGCACTCCATAGAAACATACCACTTACCCTCCTCTATTTCGGAGATGATTTTCTCCATTCTTTCCCGATTTTCATCGCCAGTCCAACTATTATAGAGAACAGCTTGAGTAATGATATCAAAATCCGTAGGCATCTCTGCGTCATTTGCAACCGCCTTTCCGTCTTTCGTTAAAACATAACTACCAGTGATATGTCCGATGATGTCATTTTCATCGTGCATAAAGTTAAACTGTTTATCTTCAGGTGTGTTTCTTGCTGCCCAAGTAGGCTCTGCTAGAAAAACATCGTCATTCTTGTTCCAGCCACAAGAAACTAAAACAGACTCTAAGTAATATAAGTCTATTTGATCTTTATTCTCAGCAATTGCCTTAGCAACAATTTCTTCAGGGATATCCCTTTGAAAAGTTGCTTCAGAGCAATATGCAACACTAGCGGTACTCTTAACGAGATCGCCAATGCCATCGTTTATTTCATGTTGATATATTTTTATGCTCATGTATTACCTCTACATTAAATATACACAAAAATTTTTATTTTTTAGAAAATCCCTATTTTTGGCCTATAATGGACTCAATATAAGTACCAACGACCGCCTTCTTGTAGACTTCCGACGTTAGATTATTATTCTTTAAATCTTTATATTTATTAGGGATATTGATGTTTGAGGAGACAGCTTTGAATAAATTTTCATTGCTAAGTTCAGACATAGGTTCTAGCGCCAAGAAAGCTGACAACTTAATTGTATCAAGTTCGTTAGCTTCTTCTTTTGTTAATTGTCTTAGGTTAGCTTTACTTTTTACTTCCAGATAACCTTTATTCAAAAACTCTACCGATTCAAATGCGGACGTAGCCCACACTACTAATTCAGCAACTCCCGGCGTTGACTTAGGGGTTTCAACCCTTTTCTTTCTTGGTCCTTCGTCCAGTTTATTAGGAGGGCGACCATTTGGGTTTACCGGCTTTTGTTTTTCTTTCTTTTCTACAACCTTTTCATTTATTTGCCCCTGCTTTTCCATCTTTTCTATTTCAAATTGTTTATTTGGGTTATGAAATGGGCTAGCTTTTTCCGGCAGGCTTTCTCTTGATCTATCTTTATCTTCTCTTTTTAGTCTCATCTTTTCTACAGATGGAACTTCTTTAAATCTTTCGAGAACTGTCTCATGCGAAATAATATCCCTATCAGCGAGCTGTATTAAGAGGTTCTTTTCGGAAGCCTCATCAGACAGGCTCATTTGATCGTATACTATGTGAGCAGATTTTCTAAAGCCCATAGCTTTTCTTACATGTTCTACTTCCTTTTCCCAGAACTTAGTAAGTTGATCTCTACCGTATTGTAGACGTTCAACCAGTGTTTTAAGGGATATAAAATTATTAGTGAAACCGCCACCATTGCTAGCCATTCCAGTTAAGGTTGGAGGGACACCCAATCCTGCATAAATACTATTCAATACTGATTGATATTTTTCAGAACCTAAAAACTTATATACCTGACTATTTGACTCAGTGTAAGAAAGCTCTGGACCCCAGACTAATTCCATAGTACCGCCACCTACATTACTAGCAAGAATATTTCTTAGTTTATTAATAGCGGCTTTGTTTGGCAAGATTTTGTGGTCTAGACTACCTAATGTCCAAAGTCTGATATTAGATATAGCTCCATCAAGAGCAGACATGTCGGCCAGCCTCATCTTCTCTAACATAATAATATCGTCTAAGATAGCGTAAACAAGTGGGTGCGCCCACTGTTGCCAGTCATCTTTTTTATAGTAACATATATGTAGTCTGTCTTTATCTAGTTCTATCTTTTTATCGCCACGCTTTATTTGCTCTTTAACGCTTGGCGGTAGAGTATCTAGGACATGAGAAGGTATGGCTCCATTTTTAAAATTGTCAAAGAAAGACGTTGCAGTTATTTCTAGATTGCTAACACCTAAGAACATGTTAACGTTACCATCTTTAAAGTTAATGTTTAAAGGGTTAAAGAAGTTATAACGCCAAGGAATTTGATTGCTCTCTATCTGTGGTACTTCTACGGTTATATCTTGACCGATAGATTTAATATATTTAGAGATGTCTGGTGTAATATTAGCATAGCTTTTGTACACTATTACTTGGCCGGTTCTATATAGATTGTTTAGAAATCTTTCTGACCTCTCTTTGCCGTCAACTTTTTTGAACCACTGCTGAAAGAATTTTTCAACGCTTTTATTTTCGTGTACTATGCTTATACCTTGACAACCGAAGTCACCCATTAAATCAATTACATTGCGAATGATTCCAACCTTATCGTATGCATCCATACACATTTTGATAATTCTTTTACTTCTAGCAGGTACTTGTTCTTCCGACCTAAAAGCATAGTAATCATTTTTAGTAAAAGAAGGTCTGACAGATCTATTTGGCTCAATGTCCAAAAAATCCCGGTAATGAGAAGCTTTTGCTACGCCCTCATATGTGTCAATGTTATTTGACATCTGTTGTAAGGCGCTTTTTTTGCTGCTGGAATCGGAGTCGTCCCACGTTATCATAGTGTCTTCGCTTGCCATGTTTCCCTCAATTGAATTGTAATTGGACTGATGTGTATATTATACACATTAATACACATCTTTCATAGAATTGGTAAACCAACTTGGTCCAGAGTACATGGTCTTCTCTTTATTTTTGGCTTTTGTGCCAGTCGCAAATCCGCCATAAAAATTATACTCAGCTTGTTCTGGAGTCCTGTCTATTATTCTAGCCGCCATATTAGCCATAAGCAAAGAAGAATATCTATCTTTTCTTTGTTTTCCTTTTTTACCCGTTCCAACAACTGTTTCTGGTGTATCCCACTTATCACGACCGGAAGCTGTTTGGGTCATTTGAATCATAGCAAGCTCGTCTTTAAGTTCTTCTATCTCCATAACGCATTGCTCTAATGTGTCAAACATTCTACCCTTTAGCGCATCTTCAGCGTTTGATATACCTAAACTAATTGAGTCAAATCTTGGGAATAGTAAAGCCTTATCTTCAAAGTCTTTTCTCATTCCATGATTGGCTTCAGCTAGCCACTCGTGTTTTGCGAATTGACACATCTCTAGTATATGCAAACCCTGTTCGCCATCAGTATCTTTTGGTTTATCGTCGTCTATAACGGGCCATATAGGTAGCTCGCCGTCTTGTATCTTGTCTTTATCGTGTAACCCCTCCATGACAGCTATACCTCCACCCTGAGCGTCTAGCGCTATATGTTGACACGGAAATAACTTCATGAGGTCACGGATCTTCCTAACACAATAAGCATAAAAGTCAGTCTCTTTAGAATATCCTCTTTTAACCTTCTCTTTATGTTCACCTCTATTAGTGGTCCAACAATGAACTATTCTTCTATGGCAGGGTCAATCCCAAATACATATTTCTTATCTTTGTCGCCCATAAGTTTAGCTTCAAATACTATAGGGTTTTTATTTATATCTAATATAGCTTCTCTATTTTCATTACCTTCATTGGCTACGCAAGACTCTATGAGGGTACGTTTAAAAAAGCCTTGAGAATCGCGCGTAAAGCACGCCCCGAACTCCATTTGATAGATACCAGCGTGAACTGTCGCCTTAGATCTAGCGACCTGTGAGGCATCCATAAAGCCCTCTGGTAATAACTCATAAGGAATACGAATTATAGAATAATCTTTCCAGTTAAAATCTTTAGGTGGATCTTCACCAAATATATCTCTAAGTCTAGCCTGCTTACTTTTTTCCAGTAGTCGGCAAAATGATTAAAATCATAATAAGCAGTACCACTTAAAATAATTTGGTTGTCTTTCTTTTCTATTACATCGTCAGTTTGATCTTCTATTTCTACTCCAAGCTCTGCCGCCTTTTTCCTTGCAGCAATTTTCTTGACGTTCTCAATAGGGTCTGAACTAACCGCAGCGAAACCAGCAACAACTGTCTCAAAAATATCTCTCGGAATTGAAGCGAACTCATCAGAAATAATATCATTAGCACGCTGACCTCTGATTTTCTGCCCGTCTCCCAGAGGGAGGCAAGTAACACGAGACTTATTAATACGCATAACACATCTATCCACGTCCCTACGCGGCCCACTATTCGCATCGCACATACTCCTTAAAATTGGCGCATTATTCCAGATTGTCTCCATGTACTCAAACAAAACCTTGGACTGTCTAAATGCGGCACCTACAACCACCACTTTTCTATCTGGTAGAATTAAAGCGCGGATCATAGAGTACAACGACAGTATAAAGGATTTACCAAAGCCACGGCTAGCTATAAGCATTGGGAATTTTCTATTCCACATCTCACATAAAATGATAGTCGTCATCATTTAAGTTAACTATGTCAAAGGGGTTGATTAGATTTTTCTTATCTATACCATCTAAATTAAGCCAAGCTTCATCTATGTTTTTTAAATTCTTATTCATTTATGTATACCGTCAGCAAATCCATAGTATATTGCTTCTTCAGAAGTCATGTACCAATCGCCGCCATTTAGTTTCCTTTTTATGTATGCTTTTGTTTTCGACAAGCTGTATTCACTTTGTTTGAAAAATTGTCCCGTCTTATGACACCTCTCAGCGTATATGGAAACCATTTTGTCTCCAGCCTCTTTTTCAAATCGCGCTAGATTCTGAGAGCTAAGGTAATAGCCACTTATTTCACTACTTCCCCAGTGGACCATAAACGTAGAGTTTGGGGTTATTAGTCTTCTGGCGG